TAGCAGATTCTTTTAATGCAATATTATATTGATCAACTAGATATTCAGTAGGCCGATTCATTGTTATAATATGATCACTGTTCATCATCACATAATCTTTATCATCTTCTAAGAAATGGATCCATGCTCTAAATGCATATGCTCGATCACCACCATCATATTCATAATTAACAATAGTCATAGCATTACGAATAATCAATTGATTGGAGCCTTCATCAGGCCACTCCATAACCTCACAGACAATCTCGCTACCGTTGGTTAATTTAAACTGTGCTAAGTCTTTTTGATTATCCATTATAGTTTTAACCTAGTTAACTTATGTTTAAACTTTTCACTATTATATATCTTAATTCTTTCTGCACTATGCCGCAAAGTAAAATTAGGTTTGCCCTTTGACCTTAAATCATCTGCCAAGTCGTAAAGCTTCGTTGTTCTTCCATCATCTGACAATCGTAGACCTCTACCAATGGACTGTAACACTCTGATTTGTGATTTACTGGGAGATGCGAAAACAATATTGTGAATGTTTTTAATATTGATACCAGTAGAAAAGGTACCAAGACTAGCAATAACAATTGAATTGTTCTGAGTTTCAACGATATTACGAATTGCTTCTCTGTCATTGGTTTTTGTTTCTCCTGACACATAGAACAGTTTTCTTGCTTCATCTATTTTATCCTCAACTAAATCTCTTAAAACTTTACCGTGTTTATCTACTAAATTAAAAAGTACAAGTGTATTGCCATCAAGAGACAAAGCAAGATTTCTAATAAAGTTGTTGCGTTTTTTATTTCCCACTAAGAAATCAATTTCTTCCTGATACGTGCACCCGTATAATCTATCCGCATCTTCTTTCAAATGTTCCAAAAGAATAATATCTATATCTAAACTAGCTAGTTGGTTCTTCTCTTGTAAGGTGGATGTAGTGGTCACTCTGTGCACTGGACCAAACAGGCCTTCTAAAACTAACTTATGTACCTGTGTTCCATCTAATGTGCCTGTTGTACCAAATCTATAATCAGCGTTGTATGATTTGTTCATAATAGATGATAATGATTTAGATTTAAAGCCGTGAACTTCATCCCCAAATATGCAACCAAAATCTTCAAACCATTTAGGCCCGAGTTTATAGATAGACTGCCATGTAGTAATGATTATTCGTTTATTTGTTTCTTTAAGTTTACCACTGTATATTATATGAAACAAATCTGGGTCACAACCATAGTCAGTGAAGTCTTTCAACATTTGTTCTACCAAAGATGTTGTAGGAACAATAACTAAAACTTTCTTATCATGATTTTGTAAATACCAACGCATCAACAAATAAATAATAAGTGATTTGCCTGAACCTGTGGGTGATATTAAAATAGATCTTTTGAATTTAATTGCATGACAAACAGCATCATATTGATAGTCACGTGGAGCAAATGGCAGATTAAGAGTAGATATCCATTTCATTGTTTCTATATGATTGACTTTATTGGTATCATAAGGAAGACCATAAGGACCATCTAGAACCTTAATACCATAACCACGTTGCATACAAAATTTTTTAATTGACCAATAAAGACCAGCATTAATTTCACCGTTGGTCCGGTTCAACATTCTAATCTTACCGTCCCAGCGCCTTGCTTTTACCGCAGGCATAAACTTAGCACCTGGAACTTCGAATGTAAAATATTCAGATAACTCAGACGCAACGGATTGATCACAGTCTGTCAACTGCAACATCGCATGATCTTTTAATCTAAAAGTTATAGTTTGCAACTAGAACCCAGCCTCAAATTGTTTCCATTTTATAATATTACCGATTGTTTGATGACGCCATTTAAGATTTTCAACAATCTCTTTTAGAGTATCTATGAAAGTTTTTAAGTATTGTATTTTAGCTTCACTTGCTACAAGTTCAGGATCTGCTTCAACATAATGTTCCATCTCACCTTTTAGAATCTTCAGTCCGTCAAACGGGTCTGGATCCCATCCCAATTCAAGAACTTCTTCATGTGCCATTTTACCTTGATACCATAACCACTTTTTTTTCATGAGTTCTTTCTGTTTAAATTCAGCATCTTTAAGACGCAACTTTACTTGACTCAAAAGTCCAAGATATTTTGCATGTAGTTCGGGAGTAATTCTAGATGATTCATCGATAGATGACAAGTCAATACGACAATCTTTTGACCATTGTTCTAACACTTGTTCTAAATTCATTAAGCAATCTCATAGTAAAATATATTTAATTATATCATAAAAATTCAAAATAATCAAATCTGAATGTCATTGGGGCAGTTATATATGTGTCTTCGTTGGTCGATGCTAATTGCACATCACCTAAACTAATAGGGAATGCGTTAACGTACTGGAATTGCCGGTTAGAATTATTTGAACTAGTTAATATTTGTACTCTAATGTCACAATAATCTGATAAAGACGTATCATTTTTTTTATAGAGAACTCCAGAATTTAAATTGTGTTTAGTTTCTACTATCTGTTCCATCCAATTATATATTTCTCCGTAAACATTCATCTGTTCGTCAAGGATAACATCTAAAGTTACAGATCCAAATTGAATTGCATCACCAATAAAAGGCACAGAACCTATTCTAGGTCTTCCAATTTCAGTAGCTTCTAACTCCATACTTGGGTGAGTAATAGACTGAGACATAAAAGACAAATATGGTAACCTATTTTTCGACACAACAACCTTGAACCCTGTAGGTTGTAAGAAATTTGTTTGACAATAGTCTTGCATACAACACCTTTAGTGAATAACTAAAATTATTTATACGTAAAAAAAAGGGCGCCGAAGCGCCCTAAAACATATTATTGTTTTTATTAGATATCTTAAGCGAGAATATTGTCTACGCGGAAGATTCTGTAGTACTGGTTAGAACGAGCTGATCCTAAACCTACTCCATTAGCAGCGCCAGAAGCACCTTCAGAGTAAGGGTTAGATACCATACCATAACGAGTCTTGAACCCGATACGTGGTTGGAAGTCATTCTCGCCAACAGCACGTACCATTTGGAGAGGTACGTAAGGGCAGTAGAATACACCAGCGTCATAAGGATTGGTGCCTTTGTAACCAACAGTTACATAGTCAGCAACCGCATATGGGTCGATGTAAACTTTAGTGCGACCGTTGAGAACACCAGCGAAGGTGTTACCAGTGTCATCTACGTTCAAAGAAGTAGATAGAGCAGGTGCGTAATCAAGCATACCAGCTGCAGTCAAGGCAGTAGCAACATCTGAAGAACAGATGATGAAGTTACCCTTACCACGACGAGTTTCTTTAGCGATTACGTTACACTCACGCTCCAATTGAACCAAAAGTCCCTTGAACTTCTCAACTGACCAACGACCATCAGCGTCAGTAGCGAGGTCAAAGATACCAGCAGTCTGGATACCAGGCTGTCGTGAACCAATCTTCGCTTGGCTGTTGATAGTTCGGATAACTTCACGATTAATTTCAGCAAGAATCTCAGTTGACAAAATGTTTGCCAATTCAGTTTCAGCGTCAAGACCGTGGATTGCCTTAAGATCTTGAGCAAGTTCTAAGGTGTACTCTGCTTTCAATGCACGAGACTTAGCAACAACGCTAGTCTTGTCAATGGTGAAACCCATTTCATGGAAAGTGCGACCAGGATCCCCCGCCGCGTCAAGTGCACCAGTGCCTAAGTTTTCAGCAACAGTCGTTGACATTGCTCCACCAACCGTAGGTACGTAAAGATCGCCTGAGTCAACAATAGATGAATCAGCTTTATCACCAGCTCCTAGGCCAGGATCAGAAGCACCGACCAAACCAGAAGGACCACGAGCATTGTGTCCATCTACAGTTGAGTCACCTGAGTAAGCAGTTTGAGCTTCGTTGAACAATGCTTCTGTACCAGCTGCACCAGCACCAGCACTTGGAGTCTGGTATTGTGAACGCATTGCAAAGATAAGACCAGTAGGACCAGTCATAGGTTGTACGCCACATACGTCATATGCCATCAAATTAGGCATAGCACGACGAACAAGGGCGATGAGTACAGGGTTCCAGTTATCAGCTGCACCACCAGTTGCAACTGAACCAGCACCAGCTGCGTTACCCGCAACTTCATTAATTACACCCTGTTCGATGAGGGCTTTTTCTTGGTTCTCAAGTACTGCAGCTGTTACACTACGACGATGTGAGTCAACAATTTTACCAGCAGACTCTTCGTTAAGTACTGGAGACCATTTTTCTACTAATCGATCATACGATTCCATAGAGATACTCCTTATTTATTTGATTTCTTGATTGCGGAAAGGTACTGTGACATTGCAGAAGAGACTTCAACAGTATCATCAGACCAATCGTCACCTGTTTCTTCAGAAACTTCTTCAGTGATTTCTTTCTTAAAATAAGACTCTTTAACAGTCTTAACTTTATTGGCGAAAGATTCTTCATCTTCGAAGTCTAATGATTCAACTAATGACTTTAATTTTTCAACTTCAGTTTCGGCCATATCACGAGCACTTTCGCGAACGATTATTTCACGTTGATATGCTTCCAATTGTGAAGACATTTCAATTACAGAACCAGTTTGAGCATTAAGTTTTTCTTCAAGCTCTTTAACAGTTTCTGCAAGTTCATCAACTAGGTCAACCTTAGTTTCAGGAACATCGATGTAAGATTCAACAAACAGGTCTTTCAACGAGTTCATAAAACCTTCAGCGATCTCAGTGCGAAGACCAGTCTCCACAGCAAGTTTGTTTTCTTCCATCCACTGTTCAACTACGTAGTTGAGGTATGAATCAACCTTTTCCACGAGATCAGAACGAGTAGATTCAAGTTCTTCTTCGAGGCGAGTTTCATATTCATCTTCTAACCGAAGTACCTCTTCTGAGATTTTCGATTTGATAGCAGTTTCGAAAATTACAGCAGTTTTCACTTTAAACTCATCTGATAATGTGGCTTCACTTTCTACTAAAGCATTAAGGTCATCAGAAAAATCATAAGATGTTTCAAAAACTTCTTCATCTTCTTCTGTAATTTCTTCGACTTCTAATGCATTAAGAAGAGCTTCGAGATCTTCTTTCTTCATTGATGCCATTGCTTTGTAACCAGCGTTAACCATTGCTGCTTTGGATTTAGATCCATTACCTTGCGGTGCCGGTTCATCTTTTCCATCTTTATCACCTTTGCGCTTGGGTGCTTTCTTAGTAGAAGCAGTTGCTGCTACTGAAGCCACACTTTGTGCTTCGGCGTTTTTCATATCGTGAGCTTCCTCGACTTGATTGTCCTCGTCGTGAAGTTCAACATTGTCTTGATCAGACATACATGACTCCTATTTTTTAGACTTGAGCAACGAGAGGAAATTTTTAAACTCACGAACCTGCGTCTCATAAAGATGCTTTTTCGGAGCGACTTTAATTTCTGTCTCCATTTCTTCAATTACTTGAGGTTGAATAATGCCATTATTCCATACCCACTCTACGCCTTCCATTATGCCATTGACAAATGCGGCCGGCGCGGATGGATCTTGTACGATATCGATTGTATTTAACATAAAATCGTCACGTACATAATTGACACCATTTTTACTCTCAAGACTACCCATACCACGAGTTGACACTCCTAGTTGAACGCCACCTTCAAGAAGACCTTTTACAATCTGTCCCATAGGAGTATCCAAAATTTGTGCCTTTCCAACAACATCATTACCTTTCCATTCAAGGGCGGTAATGAGATGAGAAACTTTATCAAGATTCACTGTAGGTCCTTCAGGATGATTTAACTCACCGACAGACCTTTTTTGTGACACTTGTTCGGTAACATACTTATCTACAGCCTTTTCCATAATAGGACGAGGATAAATACGACCATTTCTATTCTTTTGTTCTGCTTGTGCAAATACACCTTCGATAGCAAACGATTTAGGTTTGCCATCTTTACCTTCAGTGATAACAGTCTCAATTGACTGATCAATGTATTCTGCCATTAATTTCATTTACATTTCCTTAGCAAAAGTAACACCCATCTTTTCAGCTTCTTTTTGGTTACGATAGGTATCCAATTTATCTCCGTCAATGTAAACAGAGAACCCTTTCTTATCTTTATGAATCATAACAGTATGTTTGTTAACCTTTTTCTGGAAAACATGTTCTCCATCAGGCATCTTTTTTTCTCGTATGTTCTTAAAAGATTTCATAACTATTATTTATACAATCTTAATCTTCAACGGGTTCTTCACTTTCTTCAGGTTCATTGTTATAAATTTGACCGGCAATTCTTAATTTAGCTTGGTCTAACGCATCTTGCAACCTATCACTGACCATATCATCGAACTGTGTATTAGCCTTTGTAAACTCTTTGTTTTGAATTGCATTTATAAAATCATTAATATTGTTTTTTTCTAAATCGATATCATTAGGGGTAACCTCACCAATAACACCATCTGGTCCTAAATCTATCTCATCAAATGTTTCTGTATCTACTTCACTCATTTTATATCCTCGCTATGTAAGATGTTTTCTTCAAGTTATCTTTTAGTTTTTTACCAGTAGAACCTGCTATGTTGTGTTCTGAAAGTAACTCATCCCAAACCTGATCCGCAGCTGCATTTGCTATTGCAGCAACATCATCAGGTGTGATCGCAACCGAAGCTGCTTCAATTGTAATTAAGTCGACGATGTTTGATCTTACCAATGACACCGACACACCTTCAGCAAAAAAGAACGGTGTTTCTCCTGCTTCTCGTGTATATAGGTTTCCTTCAATCGTCAATGTATACGATGATTTTGACGCAAAAGGTTGTATTCTCCATTTGTTTTCAAGGAAGTATGTAGTACCCAAATCTTGAGTATCAGTAATAGGGTCACCACCAACAGCAGTAAATGCTTTAGCCCAAACTCTAGGTTGGGGTGCCTCTTGTGCAGCAACATTCCATTCCTTCCACGCACTGTATAGATCTTCTTTTACGTCAAGTACTGTAACACCTTCATTAACAAATATTGTTCTTGTTGGTCCATCGAATGCAACCTTTTGATTCGGATATCCACCCTCATCAGCAGGAAGCCAATTCCATCGAGTCCCATAAAACTGGTGAATAGAAGGCATTACTGAATAATCTCTTTCCAGTTTACAGTAACCATCAGTTTAACGTTATTGTGTAAAGCTGTTCTTGTCTTAGCATAGAATGACCAGATAATTCTTGAACCTCTAAATCCTTTGATGTATGAGCTACCGCCCGGCCATGCTGGAAGACCTGAAGTATCAACTGGATTTGAGAATGTATCGGTAGTTCTGTCATAGTCATTGTAGACTTCAAACTGATTTGCTGCAATTGGCTTCACATAGTAGTAAACACCACCAAATGATTCCCAACCTGCTGGTGCGTCATAGACTTCGTATTGTTGGTTTTTGTCTACGTCTGATGCATACTCTGCAATGTTAAACGGAAATTCTGCAGCACCTGCCGCAATCGGGTCACGTACTTCGACTCTTTCACCCGATGCAACTGTAATCACAGCAGGAGAAGCATTTGTCACAGTTTGAATATTATTAACTACTGTACCGCCATCATCTGCAAAGTTTTTAACAGCGCCGTATTGCCAGTTATTGAACGTATCGGTTGTTTCTGTTTCGTAACGCCCAGCGAACATTTCTTGAAGAAGAACTTTGCCGTTTTCGTAAGATGTAGCCGAAGAGTCTACCTCTACTGAAGTGCCAGGAACCGCTGAAAAATCAAATCCTGTGGCGACAGAGTTAATCTCTGCTTTGAGATCGAGTACTGCGTCTAAACTAAGACCTTTGCCCGTTGTGGCAATACCGCCGTCGAATCCAGCATCAAATGCGTATGCGGTAACCGATGTCGGCATATATAACGTATGGTTTACTTCTCCGTTTGGTAGTTCTACTTTTGGAGAAATAGAAAAGAGGTATTGCCAATTGTCTGAAATATTTGCAGTGATAGTTGCGTGTTGCGTTGCATAGGTTGCTGGTGTGCCTTTCTCATTAAGATCTAATGTTGTCTCAGTCCATACTGACGCAGACCATGTTTCAATAGCAGTATCATCTGTTGGGCCTGTGACTGCTTTTATGCTCCAACATGTAGGCAACGAAGCAGTTTGCGACATAGAAACTTCATAGTTGTTACCATGATAGTACGAATGCATTACAACACGAGCGCCGTTGATGTAGGTACCAAATCGTACTCGACCCGCACCATGCCATTGAACGTCAATCCAGTAGATGTTATCTTTTGATAAGTCTAATGTTGCCTGTGAATCACCAGATCCATCGACTTTATCACCGTTCCAAGTAGATCGTGCAATTACATTATCTACTCTACTGCCTGTAGTAGAACTTCTAATAACAACACTTAGATCATTGTTTTGGTCAAGTCTAAACATGAAACCGTTGTTTGCATCAAACATACCCCAGTTTCTCACACAACCTGACGGACCACCCGTGTTATTCAGTCGTGCAGTGGCCATGTAAAGGTGTGAACTACCAGCAACATAGTGGTGATATAGATTACTCGAACAAGAAGCAAATCCTTCGTTCGTTACATGTTCAGGATCAGTAGCTCCCGGCACTTTTATTGTGACTGAGTTTCTGTCGTTATCATAAGTAACAGAACCGCCGTTCAATTGTGTGGGAGAGAAGTTATTGTCGAGAATTTCTTTCTGACCGAATACATAATCACCAATGTGAGTAGCGCCTGATGTACGTAATTTACCCCATGCGTCTAACTGAGGAAGACCTTCTGCGAATCTAATATTCGCTGAACCTGTGATGTCAACATCCATTCCGTATTCTGGATTGTCATAACCCATAATGTTCTGTGCTGGTATATAGACATCGTAGAATGCGGCTACTTGAGCAACTGGAGTGCCATTGTAAGAGATGTTAGCGTTAACGGTTGGCTCAAGATTTTCATACTTTGCAGCCTTATTGTAGTGAACAGCAAGAATACCAGTGCCATCACCTTTATCGTAAACGCCATGCACGTGCATCATTCCAGTACCACCGAAGCCAGCAATCATATACATCTGGCCTATTTGCCAATTATGATCGGTCGATCCACCAGCTACAGAGTTGAATGTTTTGTACTCAATTTCGGCAGTGTGTATCATGTACACACGGTCGCCAGTACTCTCCGGTGGGATTCTAGTGTATCTTTTATCTCCGAGTGCCATTTTTAGATCCTGTTAAATTCGGTTGTTATCTTTCTATTTATACTTCAAACGCATCGAAGTTTCTGTCAACAACTTGTGACAATGGAAACGAATTGTTTGTTGATGAGATTGTTTGATTCAATTGGTAAATGGGTAGACTACCCACTCTGAATGCTAAGATGTCTACTACTGTGCCCGTTGAAACCTCAAAGGTATATGAAGCATCTACTTTTTCTACTGTGACTGTTTCGCCTGGAGAGTCTATTATATCGGGTAATTTACTAGTCGAAGATGCAACGTCAGTAACGTTGATTGCCGATGCCGTGGGTGTGCCCACTACCGTATAGGTATCAAAAATCCTAAGATCATTTCTTTGGGTTACTCGAACTTGGTCACCATCTACCAGATTCATCGTCGTGAAATCTGTCGTACCTGTTCTAAGTATTTGTGTTATATTTGCACCGCCACCAGTGTCTAACTCGATGTCTGTTCCTGTGACTGCTGAAAGAACGTCTTCATCAAACAAAGTGGTGGGTGCTGCTACCGCAGATGAATAGGGTGATGGGTTTTGTAGAACTGAAACTTCTGTGTTGCCTAGAAGACCAGAGACTGTTGCAGTCACCGCAAAGACTACTGTTGTAGTCGATGAAGCGGCATTACGTACCGTAACGTTAGTGCCACCGACAACGTTAATTGTTACTGCTCCACCAGAGTTGTTGAATACCATCGCATCGGTGCTACCGCTTGCTGGTGTATTGTTTGTGCCTGGATTTGCAGTTGAGTAACCAGAAAAATTCCAATCGGTAAATGTATATGTACCCGCCGCAGTAATCTCAACACCATGACCAGTACCATCACTGGTAAATGTCAAATTTGTCTGATTAGTTGAGTTGCCAGAAGCATCAAGTAAGATTGCACCATTGGCATTACGACTACCATTAATTGAACAATTTGTAGCAGTAATTGTTGAGAAATCTATTTGCCCACAGTTAATAAATGTGCTGCCAAGTACTTGTCGAGTTGTTCCACCTGTAACTGGCCACGAGATTGTTCCCATGTCAATATACTGTGTGTCTTGAATGTTCATGATGTCCATGTTATTATCAGTATAATCCCAGATAGCAGGTTCACCCGAAGATACAAGTACGCAGTTGTTTAAGACAAAAGAGTTGGTGCCTGTTGTATTGCCTATCGTTCTAAAAATAAAATGACCCGTTCCTAACTGTTGACCATCGAAATAAATCTGAGAGTCACTTTGTTCAAAGTATGAATCCGATGTTCCTGCATCACCCCATTCCATAGACGCATAAAGTGTGAATGATGAACCAACACCTCTACCGAATAACCCCCATCCACCCGTTGAAGGGTTATCATCCTGTGTTTGTAATGCGGCTAAAGTTATGGGTGTACCAGATGTTCCTGCATTAATTGTAAACGCATAAGACCCGTTGTTGATGAAGGTCATTCTATCAAGGAATAAGTTATCAACATTACCACGAGCGGCAATAGCGTGAATTGAACCATAACCCACCGAACCTATCGCAGTAAATGTTGGTGCACCATTACCTCGATGTTGAATTACGGTGAGACCTGTTCGGTTTGAGACATCTAATCTCAAACAGTAGAACTGCTTTCCTAATACCAGTCCGGGGTTATCGTTACCACCGATAACATACCCTTGGTTTGGATCATTGTTAGCGTCACCATTTCCCAAAACAACTTGCATTCCATTAAGTGCTTCAGTTTGAACTAGGTTGTCTTTAATAATAACCCAAACAGTGGCATCGGACAAATCTAAGTTAAGGTTTGTTCCCGCTGAATTTTGATGTGCAATCAAAAATTCTTGAGCATTTGAAAACTGAGCAGAAATACTAGAAGTGCCTTCATAGAAGATTTCTGTATCGACAGCGCCCACATCAGAACCATCGAATTCAGCTGTAGGTCCTTCGCAGTTATTGATTTGTGTTCGGTTATCGACAGCCATTTAGTCCTCTAAATCCAATGCAGTCTTAACTGCTTGTGACAGTTTCTCTGCACCTTCTGCTTGACGTTTCTCTTCCATTTCTTTTTTGTAAGCAAGAACTTCTTCGATTTCAAATTCCCACGAAGAATCGGGGTTGCCGTCCACAAACTGGACAGTACCGTCATCATTGTATATCATATCGGTAGGAGTAACGTAGTGTGCTGTTAGATTATCACAGGATTGTGATTTCATTAGAAGCTCGTCTTCGGTTAAAGACAAAATCTCAGCAGCATTAGAAATTGATATTCTCATAATTTATCCTTTAGTAAAAAAGTGGGGGGAGAAACTCCCCCCGTTCACGTTTATTTATTAAGGCGCGTAGTTTCTTTCGAGCGGGGCAATGACCGAGAAGTCTTGACCAGACGCATCAGCAATTGTAAAGTTTGATGATATCCATTGTGCTTTATCCGTTCCTACCGCACGAATTGTGACAGGTACCTCAGTTTCAGTAATTCTGTCTTCTTCTGCACCTTGGTTGGGTTGGGTATTAGCAGTGTATGCAAACGACCACTCATACTTACTATCAGCGTTCAAAGCCGGAGTACCAACTCCACTCGCAAGAGTTCCTTGAATTTCATTGTTCGTAGAATCCAAAACAATGACCGCATCAGGCGAATCGACAGGGTTGAACCGTAAGAATCCAGTTGCTGTCTGACTTGTTGCATAACCACCCTGATTAGACAAATCGTCAATATATGATACACTTATCACATCACCACCACCAGCAGAAACACCGCTAGTTACTTTAAATACGCCGTCTAGTCCAGCATTAGTGAATCCGGTAAACTTCATATATGAATCAGTGTCGATGTCGTATGTGAAGTTTCCTGCATCACGAGTAATAGTACCAACACCCGCTGCGTTACCCGCATAAGTCAACCCTGTTGAAGCCGCTTCTTCGTGTTGTTGAGTGTAAGTAAAGAACATGGTGAAGGATGCAGCTGCATCTGCCAGTAAGTTACTTGTTGCAAGATCACCAAAGGAAATGAATCCAGTTGCAATTTTCGGAAACGCTTCAAGGTCGCCATCATTGTCACGGAGTTTAACATTACCAATTACACCACTTGGCCAGTTGTAGAATAGTACACCAGTACCATCTGTGACTGTTGCTCTATCTAAGTTACCGACACCCCATTGCGCAGAATTTGGCGTTAGAAGGTTTACTGATTCAAGAACAGCACCAACAAACTTCAACATGGCATCAGAAGTCTTACCATTCTGGGTTCCAGTGTTACCAGCTTCAATATCTGAATCAAAATCAATAGAACCACTCTGACGTAATTGATATTGTACCCAAGAGTATAATTCTTTCAGAGTCAATTGACCATTTGCAGAAGAACCATCTCGTGCATTAATTGTAACACCGAATGATGAGTTTGCATTATTCAAGTCAGTAGTAAAGTACTGTCCTGATACTTGATCCAAGTTATGGAATATGATGTGAGGTCCGTTAATAAACTTAACGTCTTCAGCGCCAGCAGTTGTTACTTGGATTGCTTTATTTAATGTGATTGTCGTCGCGTCATCTACAGAGTCTACTCTTGTACCACCAGCAAAAATTTCATTACCTCCAATTTGTTCACTGTATACATATGAACCCACAACAATACCTGTGGTGTCGGCAACATTCAAAGTTGTTCCGCTGTTTACACCAGTAATTGTCGTATCAACAGTAACTGCATCATACTTTTGACCAGCACCATTGGCAGCTTCAATCTGTACGTCTGTAACTGTAGGAGTAACACCATCTGCAGCCAAATAATCAAGGTCAGTCGCTTCACTCAATGGGAAACGATATACTTGGAAGTTAATGTTACCAGTACCAGTACCACCAGCATCTGGAATACCAATGTCTGGAGTGGAAGATTTACCGTAAGTCTTTCCTTCTGTTCTAATGAAAAGAGAAAGAACTTGATTAGTAAAATCACCAGCATCGTCAACTGCATTGTCAATTTGAATCGCTTCGTTGACTGGTCCAAGGAAATCAAAATCCACAGGAGATGTCCAAGTTTCAGTAGAAGTGTCGTAGAATGCGTAGTAAACACGATCACCCATGAGTAACACTTCAGCACCGTCAAAGTTGCCGCCGTGTGCGGCACTCAAGGTAATTTGGTTCGCGCCGTCAATGCTTACTACTTTAGTGTTTGCAGGAATTGTGCCGGTTCCGGATAGTACTCGTACTTCCATACCAACTGTAATGCCAGTAATAGTGTCTACCGCTAATGTTGTATCTGCGGTCGAATCAACCCCAGCTCCGATAGTTACTGTATCGATTGTACCCAGAGAAACAATACCAACATACTTTGGACCATCAACTTCACCGACTGACAGTTCTTGCCAACCAGCATCTCTCAACAATTTTCTGTCGGTGTTCGTTTCCATTGTCCAGTCAAAACCAAATTCAAACTGTTCAGGAGTAATTGCAACAAGTGGAAAGGGGTATTCGATCAGGTGATTGACAACCAGAAGTTCTGTGGTGTTATCCATAACAGGACTTGGTGTTTGGTCGAGTGTCATGCTGCTACCATCTGCCGCGACCGATACAACCGTTGCGAAACCTCCAGCAAGGGTACCAGAACCAGCAGAGATTGAAACTTTCATGCCAGGCAATATGTTTAATGAGTTACCTCTAGTAGACGCTTCACCTGTGGTGCCTGTGATTGCAGCACCGTTGTAGGTGAACACAGTGCCTACCGTTGAGTCTGGAGAACCAATATCTGTCCAGTTAGCATCTCCAGCAACTTTAATTTGATATTTTGTACCTGTGACCAATCCCGAAGCATCTACATCAATAGAAACATCGTCAAAGGTAACTGTTGTTCCTGAGCTGCTTGCGATTGTAGATGTAAAATCTGTTAAACGCCAAACGTTCTTAAGATAAGAGTAAAGTGCCTGTAACGATACACCATCGTCAGACAAAGTATTACCCGTCGTTGTTTTGGTTAAACCAATATCTCGGTTGGTGGTATCGATATCTACTTCTGTACGATACAACCTTCCTGCGCTTGTTATTTTTGCCATTTAAATATTCTCCGTTTTTTTTAATATATTCAATTTAACATGACAAATGGTTATGTTTATTTATAAGAATTAATCCGCAGAATAAGTATATGTTGCACGATCATTCCAAGTTTTATCAAAGTCTGCTGTACCGTTTGCCCAGAGAATGTCTAGGTCACCGTCTGCACCAAACTCATATATTCTTTTAATTCTCCAAATAGACTGACTCTTTGTAGTGCCAGGCACCGCTTCACCCACATAAGTAAATCCATTATCAGGATCTTCATCTACCAGTTTATCGTATTGCACTTCTAAATCTGCCTTTAGTCTATCAAGAATACTCAGAAAAGACTGAGCAACGAATTTCTTTTTGGTTGGATCGTATATAAGAACCGCATCGTCTACTAGACTTTTGATTGCAGACTTGTCTACGTCTGCGTTATCTACGATCTTATATGAACCACCGCCACCAAGTGTACTGAGAGAACGATTAATCTGTTGAATTTGTTTTTCAAGATTGGCAGTAACAGTGTTTTTGTTTTCTGTTAACTGCTTATTGAATGCTTCTAAGGCTTCTTCAAATCGTTCTTTGTAGTCAGGTCCTGCCTCACCTTGTATTCCTTGTGGTCCTTGTTCGCCACGATCTCCCCGTTCGCCCTTTTCGCCACGAAGTCCAGTATCTCCCTTGTCTCCTTTGACACCCTTAGGGCCTTGTGGGCCCACGTCTCCTTTGGCTCCAACAGCACCTGTTTTACCTTGCTTGCCTGTTTTACCAGTCGCCCCCACATTTCCTTGGGGTCCTCTATCTCCCTTATCACCTTTATCGCCCTTTAATCCTTGTGGTCCTTGTTCGCCACGTTCTCCTCGTTCTCCATCCTTGCCAGCAATTCCAGCAATACCTTGAAGTCCTTGTTCGCCTTGTTCGCCGCGGCCGCCAGTATCTCCTTTCTCGCCAACAGGTCCTGGTGCTCCATCATTGCCATCGGCACCACGTTCGCCACGTTCTCCTTTATCCCCTTTATCACCTTTGACACCTTTGTCTCCTTTTGGGCCCTGTTTCCCAACACGTCCGGCCGGGCCCTCTATGAGTTGAACTTCTTCAAGTACATTAAAGATTTTAGATTCTAATTTTTCTATTTCTTTCTGCGTATGTACAACTGCAAACGCAGTAGAAATAGTATCAACCTTGTTCATTAAGTCGCGCCATATACCTAGTCAATTCTTCTGTCAATTCGTCACTATTAGTAGGAATGTAGGTTTCTTTTTTCTCTTTATCGTTTTTTTTCTTTTCAGCTTCTTTTTGTCTTTCAATTTCAGATTTAGGTTCTACAACTGTTACAGGGGTAGGTGCCGGAGGTCGATTTGCCATTGCAATTTTTTCTTTTTCTTTTTCTTCTTCTTCTTCAGGATCAGGTATTTCTCCTTCGGCCATTTCTTTTTCGATCTGTTTTTTCATCTGAACAATTTCTTCATCGTCTAACATCATGACATTCTTTTGAACCCATTCTTTGCTGTAATATTCGCCAACATACTGAGTAATTTCGTTCATTAATCCAATGCGATTCTGTAAAATTTCAGCGTCTTTTAATTCTGCAAAATGGTTATCTTTGATGTAATCAACATATATATTATCTTTCCATTCTTCCCAGTCTTGTGCAGTAATAATACCTTTAAGTATTAACTGTTTTTTAAGAATGCCCAAAAACATGGTGCCAAATCTTCTACGAAGACGATCAATAAACTTTTGAAATTTAACTTCGTCGCGAGTAATTTCTGAGGATCTGCCCAAACTAAACTGGTTTTCTTGTTCCAATCTGTTGACTGGTACATTCAAACTTCGATACAATCTTTTTTGAAAATATATAATGTCTTCAATTTGACCTAAATTTTCTCCGCCCGGCAAAGTGCTAATTTCTGTGCCTCGGCCATTCTCTCTTCTTGGTAACCAAAAGTCTTCAAGCATAGACATGTGTTTACGATCATCTTTAAGTTGACCAGTATTGGCATCATAAACTAATTTGTTACGGTACTTAGTCATGATATCTTTCATATACTGATCCGCCTTACCTCGCGGTAAATTACCGACATCAATATAAAAAATTCGGCGTTCTGGAGCCCGAGCAAGACGATAGATGACTAAAGAATCTTCCATCATACGCAACTGATTGATAGGTTTTAAAGCTTTGTGTAAATGTGAAACAACTTTTTTCTTTGACTCGTCTAACAAACCCGATGTCACATAACTAATCGCATCTGTTGAAATTTTAACACCTTGGACTGTATTACTGCCAGGTTTCTCTTCGTAAATATAATATTCTTCTACGGTATCTACAATTTTAACACCTGTTTTTGGATCTTTTTTATATTTAACTTCGCGAACTTTTCTAATTTTAGCAGCATCGATATGACGGATTTCCTGTATACCGGCTTTGACATTAGATTCGTTTACTAACAAATGATGAACTATGCGACCATCGACGTACCATGATTTAAAAATATCATGGCCAATATCATTAAATTTAAGAAGACTAACTACATTTTCAAACTCTTCTAATATCTGATCTTTAATTTTTTTAGGCGCATCGATTTCATCTACTTTAAGATCGACGGAAGACGTTAATTCTGATGACACAATAGTTTCGTTGACAATTTCATCAATTGCCATATCAACTTCAGGGTTCATAGAAACACCACGGTATCTCATTATGAGCTGCGCATTATCTTTAGATTGATCACCATCTAAATTAATATATTGGCCATATGCTCCAGCGCCAGTACTAACGTATCCAGCGGCGTCGTTATCCGTAGGAGGAACAATAGACGGAAGCATTTTGCTTTCCGTTTTTTTGGTATTCCTTTTTAATTCAAATCCAAATAATTTGAATAATGTGTTATCGTTGTCTGCCATACATTTTCCTAATAATAATAACAAGGGTGCCCTTAGACACCCTGTTATTTAGACCACTACTAACTGGTGGTATTTGACTCCCAATACTGATATGTGAAAGACACATCAAAGGTTTCAACTTCACCGCCAGTGTCATAGGACAGTGCAATTTCCCCTACACTGGTTGGAAATGCACCACGGATGTTGTATCGCTTAATAACAGACTCATCACGATCTAACTGATCGATAATAAGATCTGTTTGATAGTCAACAGGATTTGTGATACCAGTGTTGGCAGAATGACCGTTAATGCCATTCATCCATCTTTCCATAGCGTCACGTACTTCGAACCCAGTGTCATTAAGAATGGTCACTGTCCAAGGTTCAAAAGTTCTGTCTCCAGCAACGTTCAGAATTCTTCCTCTGAATGGTACTGATAGTGCCTCAACCGTTGATTGAGGCAACTGCGCGGCTCTACACATGAATGATGTTAATTCCACATTACCACCAGCATAGGTAGGAAAGTTAATGGTCGCTTTGAATAAATTCGGTCGCGCACCACCACCTCGCAGTTTTGATTTAAAGTCATCGACTCCTAAAATTGCCATTGTTTATTTCTCCTTGTGCGCTTTAAGCCAAACCTACCACTTCATCAAAGTCAACACCTGTACGAACCGCTACAAAACTTAATGTTACGTAGTTAATAGAACGTGCTGGTTTAACATAGATGTCAGCGACAAATTGGTTAGTGTCAATCACTTGACTGGTGTTATTTGTTTCGTCACAAATAACTTTGAAGTCAGTGATACCGCGTCTACCCTTAATCTCTCTCAAGAAAGGTTCGACGATGTTAACGAATTCGGCTCTAGTAAATTCATCATTGAATTCAAACATTACGTTTTGAGCCGCCGATTTAATAGCACGTTCCATAACTAAGAATAGTCTTCGGACGTTAATGCGATCAAATGCGGAAGGACGTGCTAGTTTAGTCTTATCACCGTAGAGCAATACTCCTTGGCCAGGCAAATTAACTACAGGATTAATACCTACTTTATACAATGTGTCACGTTGCGATTTAGTAGCGTTCCATGCCAAAGATGAAACTCCAAAGTACTGACCTCTTCGTTGTCCAGCGGGAGAAAACCAAGCCGCTGCTGAAGTATCAGAAGCTGCCATCAATCCAGCCGTTGAACTTGCTGCAGGAATAAAAACATATTCATCAGAATACTTATCGTAAACTTTAATAAAGTTGTTGTCTAATATCAAGTATGATGATGAAGGTAAAGTTTCAGAGAAAGCTTTCAAACCATCAGTTAATGTAGTTGTATCGGGAATACCTACAACATCAACCCTAGCGGGCGAAGAAACGACTACACAGTCTTTTCTAAGACCCCTAGCTGTAGATTCTAAATCTACTATAACATTTTTTTGAGATACTCTGGACCCCATACTTGGAGCGATAAGAAAATCTACTTGAATAGTATCGACATCTTCATACTGATCAAATCCTGTCAAATATTCATCTTCACTTAAAGCACCAGAAGTTTGATTACCTCCGTTGAATGATTGTGTTCTAACAGTGTTGTCGGTTACAGTATCTGAGGCAAAATTTGCAGCTGATACATTCGTAGGTCTTCCTGCATCAATTGCTGAAGCCCAAACATATGCAGATTTGTTGTTCAACACATCTAATACAAAATTACTAGATCCATCAGGAGTCTTAGCGTCAGTAGCGAGTGATAAAAACGGCCATGTTTCCAAGACAGTGCCTGGTTGTCCACTAAACTTACCACCTTCATCGATGATTGCAACATGAATTTCATCGTGTGCAGTCGCACCATCTTCGCTTCGGGTTTCTACATATGAAGATGTAGACGGAGCAGCATCAAACTGAGGAGCATAAGTCCAAGCCGAAAACGCTGTATCACTAGTAGACCAAGGGCAAATAGAAACTGCTAAAGAGTTACCGGCCTTGCCTGGATACTTTGCAATAATTCTATTGATGTCATTGACAAAACTAGATTTCTTAGTGTCCCAGTCAGCTAAATTTTCAACAACTGGTACTGCAGATGGAGTATCAGAGTCGACAGCGTTTTTAGCTGTAGCATCTAATCCTCTAGTAACATACAATGATCCAGAATATTTTAAGAATGCTGTAGCTGACAAGAAATCTGTGTTGTCACTGTCAACTACAAGTGATGGAGAACCAAATCTACTAACCAATTCTGCTTCAGTTCCCACAAGCGTCGGTTGATTGGTTGGTCCCCAGTTAAAATCCCCAACAATTGCACCAGTAGATGAAGTAACAGCAGGCACAATACCTGATAGATCAACTTCTCTGACTGTGACTGCTGGAGACTCTGATGGTGAAAATGCCATAATCGTGTCCTTTTTTCGTTAACATAAATAAGATTACATAATACGGATTAAACTCAATGTATTTATTTATATACTATGAAATTCTAACATATTTAATTAGACACTACCATACATCTGGTTCGAATGGTATTTGCCATCCATGATGTTTCATTTTTTCTTCAGCTTCAATTTCTTCGATTATATCAGTACCATCGTCATGAAAACCAAAGGGAACAAGATCATTTTCGATCTGTTGCATTCTTTGATTGAACAACATATCTTTCATGTTAATATCCGTTAAGTCTGAAAAATATGTTCCTGTAGAGAAAAATCCAAACATCACAAGATTCATCATTAAGTCATCATGATTGCCATCACTAGCCTCATAAGACTGACCCTTTGCAATAAATGTAGATATTTCTAAAATAGTATTTTCATCTACAATTTCTAATTTATGTTCTTCTAACAAATCTTTGATACCTGAACAACCAAGACGTTTGGTTTTTCTGTTCATTTCAATTCCTAATTTGTTTTTTGTTACAGACTCCACATGCATGTTTTCATACTCAAAATCTAAATATAATCCATTACAAACTACTGTACCCTGATCATTAGATTCTACTACAACGTAAGCTTCATTGTAGACTTTCGCATACTTATAGATAATATTAGGAAAGAGCAGGGGCGAGATAGTGTTACAGCGATACACAGCCACCTGTTTAAAAGGTCTCGAGCTAATGTCGATGATATTAAATGTAGAATAGTCCTGTCCTCTTCCCTTACTTACATCAACACACATGATGTAATCGTGCTCGGGTTGTGTTTCTTCATATACAAGAAGATCACCACCCTCTAAATGTGTGATAGGATTTTTGGCTCGCAATTCCATAAGAGTATTGGCGTTTATTAAAGTATCGCCAGTACCAAAAAAAGTGTTCCCAAATTCTTGATCGAACTGTAAAAGTGAAGTGTTATTAATAGTTTGCAACTTCCACTCTTCATCTCTTCCGGGCACATCCCACCAATCCACACGGAATGGGATAAATTCGTTTACCCCTTGGTTCGCGCCTTCCCATATTTTGTGGAATATATTTCCGATACCGTTTGCCGTAGATGTGATAATAACCTTTGTATCTTTACCGGCAGAGACAACAGGATAGGTGGAAGTGTAAAACTCAGCTGCTCGCTCGACAAAAGCAAACTCATCGAGATAGAGCAAATTAACAGACATACCCCGAATAGAAGAGCCGCTAGTGGAAGCAGCAACAATCCTAGAGTTATTAGAAAAATCGATAGAACCCTTATTAAGAGTTTTGCAACCAGGTTGTAAAAAGAAAGGCAAATTCTCGAGCATAAGTGTAATACGTCCAAGCATTTCTCGCGAAGTGGAACCTTTGTTAGCCAGTACAGCAATGGTTTTTTCGGGATTGAAAATTGCATACCAGAGAAGATAGGCGACTGATGAAATTGATTTGCCAGATTGTCGACAAGCAAGTACAATGTTAAAACGATTATCGTTAAAATGTTTGAACATTTTTTCTTGATAGGGGTAAAGAGAAAAAGGAACAAGACCCCTATCCAATGAAATAATTTTAACATATGTTTCCGCAAAATATGCGGGATTTCCCATACACTTTGCATACTCAATAACCTCTTCTTGTGTCCATTCTTGAACAACACCGTCTTTCTTTACTAGATGATTGTATTGATAAGTATCATTTGACATTCGTATGGCTTGAGTCATCTGCAATCACCTTTTCTTCATTACGTAATAGTCGTTGTAGGTCTGTTGTACTCCCTAAGAACACATTATTATTTGTAATTTGTTTCGCTTCGTTTTTATCGGGCATATTAATATCTTTATGTTTCTTATTAAGATCCATAAGTTTGTCGTTTGTGTCGGAAAGATTTTTTATCAGGCCTGATAAAACTTCAAACGCACGAGGATGTTCTGATTCTCGTGCAACTTCAATCATGAGATCAAGAGACTCTTTACCTTTTTCAATTAGTTCATAATAGGTAGCTCGAGAATAATCATAATCATATTTTATCGGGTCTTTATCGTTCATAATTTTTATCTCTCATAATTTGCTGTTAATATAAGTCTAACTTCTGCAAGTACTGTATATGTAGCAACATCTGCAATTTGTAGTACTCCTCGAGCTTGAACTTCAACGCCGTTTGAACTTGTGTCTGTTACGCTCCAAGTTCTAGAACTGCTTAATGTATAGTACCCATTTATAGATGTCCCTGTTGGTGTATCTGCCAAAGAAGTGTCATCTGAAAATAAACTTAAATCACTTGTTTGGAATTGTTGTTGTTGACCACCCTCATCTAAATACCTAACTGCATAGTCAGAAGTGTTGTGAACCAAATTGTCTATCCATGGATATGATGTTCCAGACGGCCAAGGGATGCTGTTTCGAGATGCAACCGCACCGCTCCAACTTATTCGACCATTATTTCCTATAGTAATAGAAGCTGATGGCGCTGTATTAAAATCGCTAACATCTGGAGAAATTATAACATAAGGTGATTCCCCTAAATCTACAATTGAATGTTGGACAGTTATTGTTTCTGTTGCTGTTGAAGCGGATCCGGCATCAGTAACGTTTTCATAAACTGCAAACGTATAATCTCTAGTACCGGATAGTTCGTTCGGATCCAAAACATCAACTGTGAAAGTTGTTTTGAGAGTAGTTAGTTCAACATCTTGCCATGGTAAATCGAATGATTGTGCACCAGATTCTTCTGGAATAAAGTAAACAGTTGTCGTTTCTGTCGTAACAATTCCAAGATTGTTCAGTTGTATATTGTATTTACCAGATGTTGGCGTAGGACTAATTGATTCGACAACACCGATTTTAATTTTACCAGACTGATCTGCCCAAGCGGCTTGACCTATTTCAATTCCTGCACTAATTGGGTCTTCATAAGCCGAAATAATCGAATTGCCTACCGTTAGATCGCATTGAACCGTTTCGAAATCTGCCAAACGAATTTCGACAGTATTGGGTAATACCATGTTAGTCACATCAACATCAAATGTTATGGTACTACCATTTTCAATTGGGTCTGGCGTTGGATTGACCGCAGTTAGTGATGTGGTAACGGAATTATCATTCAGCGTTACAGTTGTTGATGCTACTAAAGTTCCACCAGATCCACTATAACCATTTACATAGACACCAATGTTAACATCTCTAGGCCCGTCAAGAACACTGTTATCCGCCAATGCACCAATAACAGCATAAGATGTTCCTCCCGGCACACTCGTATCAACTTCAGTTGAATTAGTATAATAAGCAGCTCCGGGCCCAGTCAGTTCAATGAACAAGTTTTCGACCGGCTGTTGGTTACTAATCGTAACTCCGATATACAAATTGTCACCTTCGTTTACACTTGTTGCAACAACTTCGGACACATCATCAGTGTAATTTGCCACACTATATGTAGCTACAGAAGTATCATTAACGGTAATTGTTGTTGTTTCTGCAATCGCAGATGTTTGGAATGTTGGAGTTACAGCGGGAGAACCCACGACTAAAGTGAATGTTTCAACCCCTTCTCTAACAATATCATTATTCAATACCGCAGTAATAGTTGCTGCGCCTCCAACTACAGTAACGTTTGCGGGTGAATTGATATCCGCAAACCCTCCAGTGTTACCCAAATTCGTCGTAATACTGGTAAAATCGTTTGCACTAACATCACCAGTAAACCAGTATTTACAATCACCGTCAGGTGCATTTGAGATTGTGAACGTGATGGTATCACCTTCATTAATATTTGTAGCACTTGGAGTTACCGATGTCGTAGTCAATAAAGCTTCCATGTATATGTCTGCTACTGGAGCTCCGTTAATAGTTTCACTAATTAAGGCTTCATAAAACCTATCTGCAGGCAAAGTTGCGTAAGTTAATGTGGTAGATGTGCCTGGAGCACTTATTAATCTTCTCGTGCCAGATTCTGGTAATGGGGAATCGACAAAATCGGTTGCATTACCGTCACCTAAAGTTACATAAAAATAGTAATCTTGTGCAGGGTCAATATTGGTTCCACCAATTGTAAATGTTACGGTATCGTTAGATCCTGCTCCAGCTGGTGATGCTGACAACGTGTATACAGGATCCTCATCTACAATATTAAATGAGTCAGTACCAGTTGGAGAAGATATCATACTGTTATCAACAACCTCAAAATTCCCAGCAGTTATACCTTGGAATGTTGAAAGTGCAGAAGTTGGCACAGTTATTGTTATACCAGAACCACTGTTATGTGCGTATGTTGCTGTTCCACTGTTGTTTGAAACTCTACTGTCTGATGAAGCATCACCCGTTATAGTCCAACTTAAAGTGTCTCCCTCAGCATAAGTACCAATAACCACGTTGGCCTGAATTGATGTTCCTTCCACAACATCATCGACCGTAACAACTATTGAAGGAACAACATCTTGTAATGTTATGGTCTCTGATGCAACCACTACATTATTTTCGTTGATAATATTAAATACCGCTGTTTCATCACCACTATCAGCGGAACCATCAACTAACGATTTAATACTAAAGGAACCTGTCCCGCCGGTAATTATGATTTCTTCTGCTTCACCGGATGTTGTTGGGATTGTTCCTTCGAAATCCGCATCAGTCGCTTGACTAGAACCATCCAAATACCACCTAAGAGTAGTTTCTCCTCCATATGGTAAATTTGTTCCACCAATCGTAAACACAAAGGTGGTTCCTTCAGGTGCAATAATCGATGGAGTTGTGTTGACTGTCCAGTTCGGAACAACATCATTTAGATTACAAGGTATTGTTGCGATTGTTCGGCCGCTACGGTCTATAACTACAACTGTAAACTGTTCTTGTGATTCTGGAGGATTATCTATAGGATCTATTACAGTGTTTATTGTAAAGGAACCAACTCCATTTTCTATTTCAACATATTGTGCAGTTTCTAAAGATGGAAGCCCGGTGTCTCCGTTTTTAAAGTTAACTCCAAAGTCTGCATCTTCAGTTGTGCCATGCACACCATACCAATATACAGCATCATATGTGTTATATGTCCTAGTGTCGGTTGTGTTAACTGTAAAAGAATACTGCACGCCTTCACTCACTGTTGTTGTTGCGGAAAAATTATAAGCAATATTTTCATATGTAATGATAGAATCGTTTGTAAGTGTGACCGGAGAACTAACAACGTCAGAAATTATTACTTCTCCACTTAAATACATTCCAGCTGGGTGTGCAAATAGTTTAAAAACATCCTTCCATTTAGTTATAGAAATTCCGGTTCGAACCAATAGTGCAAATGTCTGGTAGAGTTTATCGTCTGTGATATATTTTAAAGAATCAGATCCTATCTGAGAGTCGACTTCGCCGACTTTAAAAATGTTTTCTTTGGGATACAAAACCTCAACGTCTTCACCATAAAAGGATCGAAAAAACCATTCTATGGCAAACTTGGTTCCCTTAGAACGAAACATGATGCTTGAAAAATTGGCTGCAGCTCGTAATTCTTCCGGATTGTTTTCTTTATCACCAAACCCTTCAAAATATGTTTCCCCCAAAAGTAATTCATCTTCAATATAATTCAACAAAGTAATGTCGGTTTCGTTGACATCCCTAGTAGCAAAAAGATGATTCAACAATTCAGTTGAATTGTTCTGGTCTTGGAACTCATAATAACGTTTCAACAGTGAGATAAATTTTGGATAGTAAGTTGCAAAATGTTCGGGCAGAACATTTTCCACTTGCATCTCTCGCAGATTTATATTTCTGCGTTTTTTATCGACAGTCCTGTTGTGCATATTTTATACTACGTTGATCACTCCACCCATTCCTGAGTGAATTGTACATTGATAATAAAGTGATGAAGGCGCACTCATGGGTACACTAAAGTACGTATAACCAACGGCCACGCCGTTATTAACAACACCAGTAGTATACGCAGCCCCACCATTAGACAATCGTATTTCAAAAGGATGGTTTGTAGTAGTTATATCAAATCGATACGTATCGCCTCTTCGAAGATATAATGTAGGATTATCTTCTCCACTGGGAAACCATACACTATTTGTGTCTGTGAAAGTATAAAATGATGATCCGTTGTTTACCACTTGAAATGCATATTGCACTCCAGATAATGATATACCAACATCACTATCAGCACCAAAATACATAGAACCAGTATCACTAACAGTGTTTATTTTTAACGTTGAAGGGTTTAGTCTTAAATTAGCATTTGCGTTGACACCATCGGCCGCAGATCCAGAAACACTACCAAAATGTAAGTAGTGAGTACTGGGATCACTTGTTGCAATAACGTTAACATTAGTAGCTGTAAGTGCAGTAGCGGCATTTACATTTTCTATCAGTGTACCATCACCGGCAAATGCAGCTGCAGTAACGGTTCCGTTTTCAATGAAAAATGATTCAATAGTAGCAACGCTGTCCAATCCAGTTGTGCTACCTTTAAATGTGACATATTCTTTAACATGAATCGGTTCTCTTTCATTTGAATATGTCTTATTGGTCCATTGAGAACCACCATACAAAAACAGTTCGGTTTCTGTGGTTCCGGATATTCTATTAGTAGCTGGGTTATAGGTGAACGCAGTATCTATGTTAGTACTGTCTAACCCTGCGTCAAGCATTCGAAACATAACTTTAAACG